ATTTTCTTCCATCCAGTTTTCGACGACGTAGTTGAGGTAGCCATCAACTTTCTCGACCAATTCAGAATGAATACGAGTTGTTTCTTCAGCTAACTCTTCTTGGTAAGATTCTTCCAAACGTGCAACGTTAGTTGCTAGTTTAGATTTTAGTGCAGCTTCAAAAATGATTGCAGCTTTACCTTTGAATCCTTCAGAAAGAGTTGCTTCATCAGCAACCAATGCATTCAAATCTTCTTCAAAGTGAGATTCAGATACAGTATTTGCATCATCAGTCTCTACGCTCTCAGTTGCACACATAGCTTCATATGCAGCTTTAAGCTCTTCTTTTTTCATCTTCGACATTTTGCCATACATAGCATTAACCATACCTGCTTTTGTCTTTGGTGCAGTTGCTTGTGCAGGCGCTGACTTCTTAATTACAGCAGCGTCTGTTTCAGCAGCTTTCTCACCATCAACTTCAGGTGCAGCCTTTGCCTCGTCCAGGTGATCCCCATCAGAAACTTCAACGTTCTCAAGGGTCTCATCTTGGAGCTTTTCGGCAATGTCTTCGACTTCGATATTTTCGATATCAGACATTAAAGTCTCCTATTGAGTTAAAGTTTTGAGAGGAAATCTTTGAAAACTTTCATCTGGACATTGGACATGTCGGCAGATTTGGCCTCTTTGATCTCAGTCTCGAACTGTTCAATTTCTTGTGCTTTTAGAATACCATTATCCCAAACCCAATCTACTCCCTCCATGATGCCATTTACAAAGGCCTCAGGAGCAGAAGGATCTTGTACGATATCTACAGTAGCTAAGATAAAATCGTTACCTACCATATTAACATCGCCTTTACGCACAAGACTACCCATACCACGACTAGAAACACCAAGCTGAACACCACCTTCCATCAGACCCTTTACAATCTGACCCATAGGAGTATTCAATATTAGTGCTTTACCCATCACATTATTACCATCCCAATTAAGTTCGGTAATGCGATGAGATACTTTATCCAAATTGACAGTAGGACCTTCTGGGTGATTCAATTCACCTACGGCTCTACCTTTGGAAACTTGTTCAGCAGTGTATTTTGCCACTGCTTTTTCTAGGACTGCTTTTGGGTAGATCCTGCCATTGCGGTTCTTGCCCTCAGCTTGCATGAAGATGCCTTCAATAGTAGCGGTTTTCTCGCCCTTATCATTAGCTTCTGTCATATACTCTAATTGAGTATCTAGATGTTCTGTAATTAATTTCATACTATCCTCTCGGAATCGCTAGACTTGTTAACTTTACGCCAGCATTAGCTGCAAAGATAACTTCATCTTTTTGTTTTCTGATAATGACATGCTCATCCGACATAATAGTAAAACTACCAATGACTGTTCCATTTTGCGCGGTAGCCAACGTAACAAGATGTGCTGCTGATGTAGTATTAATAATACGTACATTGACACCATCTGATACTGTTGTTGCAGTTCCTGTACCAGTAGGAGCTGCGATCTCTGCGCTAAGCGGTCTAATTTCAGCCATTGTTTATTTTCCCATTAACTTAGTAAAATCTTTAATTGCTTTTTCAGCTTCTTTTTCACTTTTAAAAGTATCTAAATCCTGGCCGTCAATAGACGCAATAAACTTAGATCCCTTCTTTTTAATTTCAGCGGTAAACTTACCTTTGCCTACCTTAAACTTTTTCGTAGCCTCATAAACCGGCGTTGTCTTCGTCCTGAATTCCTGAAATTTCATCATCGATTTCAACGTCCTCTACTTCAACTTTGGTACCTGACATACCTTGAGCGATTGCAATCTTACGATCATCCATCGCCGTATTAATTTTACCTTGCATTAACGCGCTAAATGTATTATTAGCATCGTTATTATTTCCTGCATCAAGTGCATTAATTAATTCACTTACATCAGTCATTATGTTCACCTTTCATTTATTTATACAACTTGAGTTTTACACTTCATCTTCTGGTTTATTCATATCATCTTGCTTAATTTGTGCAATGATATCTTCAATATCTTCGTCAGTCTGCATAAGGATATTTTTACGAATCCATTCTACAGAGTAGTAACGTCCAGCATATTCATCTACTTCTCGAAGAGTCGCGAGACGCTCTCTAATTAGTTCAGCATCTTTTAGCTCTGAGAAATGGTTATCTTTTAAGAAGTCAATACTAATATCTGACCTGATCGATTCCCACTCTTCTTCTGTAACAACACCCTTAAGAATCAACTGTGTCTTAAGAATATCAATAAACAGTGCTGAGAACTTCTTACGCAGACGATTAATAAACTTCTGGAATTTTAATTCATCACGTGAAATTTCTGTAGATCTACCTAAAGAGAACTGATTTTCTTGTTCTAAACGACCACTCGGCACATTTAATGATTTATACAACTTCTTACGGAAGTATTCAATATCATCAATCTGACCAAGGTTTTCGCCACCAGGTAGAGTAGAGATCTCTGTGCCTCTTCCGCCTTCACGTCTTGGTAACCAGAAATCTTCAAGCATTGACATATGCTTTTTATCATCTTTCATATCACCAGTTTCAGCATCGTAAACCATTTTGTTACGGTACTTTGCCATGATGTTACGCAGATATTCTTCTGCTTTACCTTTCGGTAAGTTACCTACATCGATATAAAAGATGCGGCGTTCAGGCGCACGTGCAAGACGATAGATTACCAATGAATCTTCCATCATACGAAGTTGATTAACAGGCTTCAGTGCTTTATGCAAATGCGACAAAATACGTTTACGACTTGGATCTAATAGTCCAGATGTAACATATGTAATTGCATCTTTTGCAATCTTCAGTCCCTGTGCTTTAGTTCCTAATGAATCGTTTTGGAATATAAAATATTCTGTGGCCCCTGTTATAATTTCAGCGCCAGTCTTAGGATCTTTTTCTTTCTTTAGTTCGCGAACTTTACGGATCTTTGTAGGATCAATTGGTCGTAGCTCAAGCAAACCATTTTTAGGATTCTTTTCGTCAATAATTTTATGGTAGTACAATCGGCCGTCAACATACCAACGACGGAAAATATCATGACCATACCAGTTCATGTTTAACATGTTTACAACATGGTCGAATTCTTCTGTCATCATTTTTTTAATGCGATCAGGTTGATCTAAATCATCCATGATCAATGAGACAGGCGAAGACTCATCATCAGAAACAATAGCTTCATTAACAATATCTTCTACAGCAGCATCACATTCTGTGTGATATGAAATATCACGATATTTAAGGATAAGCTCTTTTTCTGATTTTGTTTTATCACCATTAATATCGACATACTGTCCATAGTGGCCACCGGCATTAATCACATTGCCGATACCCTCATCTTCATCCATAGGAGCAACGAAGGAAGCACGCGTACGCTCTTGCTTCTCTTGATCCTTTCTTTTTATTTCAAAACCAAAAAAATCGGCCAATGTAATATCCTCTCATAATAGCAGAGGAGAATAATCCCCTCTGCTTATATTTATAGGTGTTATGAAGTAGTATCTGATTCCCAATATTGAACTTGTAGCTCAACAGTGAACTCTTCGATAACATTTTCTGAATCGTACGATACGTCGATTGCTGCAATGTTAGTCGGGAAAGTCCCACGGAAATCATAACGCTTCACAGTTTCACCTGCTTTGTTTAACTGTTCTACAATCATGTCGGCTTGGTAGTCGACTGGGTTTGTTAGACCAGTATTTGCATTATGCTGATTAATACCATTCATCCAACGTTCGAAAGCATTACGCGTTTCCATTTGAACATCATTGATGATTGTCACTGACCAAGGTTCGAATGTACGATCGCCTGCAATTTGCAATTGACGTCCACGGAACGGAATAGTAATTGGTGCAATGATCGAAGCAGGAAGCTGAGCAGCTTTACACATGAATGATGCAAGCTCAACATTTGCTCCGGCATAACCAGGAAAGTTAAGTGTGGCTTTAAACAAGTTAGCACGGGCACCGCCACCTGTCAACTTGGATTTAAAGTCATCTACGCCTAAAATAGCCATATTTTATGTCTCCTTACTGACCGATGATCTCAGAGAATTCAACGCCTGTTCGTGTAG